TATTGATGATACCTCTGTAGCAACTACACAAGTTGCAACAGACGATGGTGATGATCAAACTATTCGTGAGCTACAAAGGAAACAACAACAACGAGAGAATGAACAACTTAGTCTACAAAAAACAAATCTTTTACAAAAAGGTTCTGCTAATGATCTAGTAAGTGCATGGCTAGACAATAAACGTGTTCTTGGTGCAGGAAACGTAGGATCATTCTTTAGTCCTCTTATAGGTGTACTTACTACTGCCGCAGGATTAAAAGAACAACGAGATATAGAATCAGCTTTAACAGAAAGATTTGGGGAAGATTGGAAAACTACTGCTAAATTAACAGATGAAGTTAAACAGCAGCTTACTGATTATGAAGAATCAGGAAAACTTCGTAATACTAAATTGTTTGGTAATAAACTATTTGAAGATGTAAAGGCTGCAGTTTCTGGGATTAAAGATAGTTTTACTGAAGAAGGAAGACAGTCTTACTATGAAAACTATGCGTCTAGTGGACCTGTACATAATGTATCTGATAATACTTTGTCTGGTGGGGTTACAGGATTTGAAGCAGTAGTAGATAGTTCTGGTAAACTAGAAATGAACCAAAACGGAATGCCCAAGTCGTCTGGTAATCTTTCTATTAAAGAACAACAAGCGTATGACAACGCTGTAAGCAGTGGCAACGCCTCAGTAGCAAATCACCATGCTATTATTGCAAAGCATCGTGCAGGACAAGATAACTATGCAAATGCTGTAGCTACGTATGGCGCAGATTCTGTGCAAGCACAAAATGCTGGTAAAGGCATGTCTTCATATAGTAAACAACAAGCCATAAAATATGGTGGTAGTGTACATAAAGCTAAAGAAGAAGGTACAGCATCTAAAACAAACACTAGTGGTACGGGCATATTTGCTAAATATAAAACAGAAGCAGAACAAAAAGAAGATAAAGATACAGATACTGGTAGTGGTGGTGCATTTGGTGGATATAGTTGCTATGTAGCTACGGCACTTAATGATAAAGGATACTGGCCTACAGTTAAAAAGATGAAACTTATCAAGTGGTGTATGGACACAAAACCTGAACATAAGTTTGACACAAAACTATGGCGTAATGGATATACAGTATTTGGTAAAACAATTATTGCGCCACGAGTAGATAATAAAATTATTCGTTGGTTATCTGATGGGTTTTATGAAGCAACAGTTAAAAACAAAAAATCTGTTAAATCATTAATTGGTTTATTGTTTTTCTACATTCCATCATATACAATTGCACTATACAAAATGTTATGTAACGATCTAGTAGATATTGAAAGGACTTAATATGGAAGAAGAACTAATACAACAAATGGAATCTTCTGTACAGTCGGTAGGCAATATGACTGTCAATGAATTTAAGAGTACTCTTGCAGATCGCCTAGATAATTTAACGGACGAAGAAAAAATATCTTTACTAGATATGTATGGATCAGAAGAATTGCAATTAATTGGCAAACTACTTGGCCCTGAAATTACAGGAACTGTAACTAAACAATTAAATCTTATGGCAGAAGATGCAGTACTTAACCCTGAAGGTGTACAGCCCGTAGACGAGTTCCAAGGTCGTATGCAACGAGAAGAAACTGAAGATCAAACAGAACAAATGTTTAGACAAGCACCTCCAGAAATGCGTGTACAGGAAGAACTAGAAGATCAACCTGACACACTTGTGTAGTAACAACACATTAACTTGTTACATTAGACTGGCCTACCCATCCCCCTACCAACAGGCTACGGTGGCCCCAGTAAGGAAACTAAAAATGTCAGAGAACATGGAAGTAATGGCTTCAGAAGTTGAAGCACCAAAAAAAGTAGCATTTGCTAATCGTAAGTACTCAAATGCAGATCGTATTAAAAAAGAAGAAGAAGAACTAGAACAGCTTATTGCTGAACAAAAAGGTGAAGCAGTTCAAGAAGAACCTAAAGAAGCTGAACCTACTAATGCTGAGGAAAAAAGTTTTAAGAAACGTTATGGTGATCTACGTAGACACCAACAACAAAAAGAAAAAGAATACGAAGATCGTATCAAAGCTCTTGAAACACAATTAACTCAGGCAACTAATAGTGAGATTAAACTACCAAAGTCTGACGAAGACATTGAAGCTTGGGCAACTAAGTATCCAGATGTAGCTGCTATCGTCGAAACTATTGCAATTAAAAAAGCAAAAGAACAAGCACAAGGTCTTGAAGATCGTGTTCGTGAGATTGACGAAATGAAAGCAAACGCAGCACGGGAGAAAGCAGAAGTAGAACTGCTAAAGCTGCATCCAGATTTTGGTACTATTCGTGACAGTGATGACTTTCATGAGTGGGCAGAAGAACAACCTAAGTGGGTTCAAGATGCTCTTTATGAAAATGATGCAGATGCACGTTCTGCTGCACGAGCAATTGATTTGTATAAAGCAGACCGTAATATTACAACTAAAAAGTCTGCTACAGCAAAAGATGCTGCACGTTCTGTGGGAGCACGGAATGAACGCAGTAAGCCGAACTCAGACGCAATGAGTGGGGCTATCCGAGAATCCGATGTCCAAAAGATGTCGGCTACCGAGTACGAAAAGAATGCTGACGATATTATGGAAGCTATTCGTACAGGTAACTTTATTTACGATTTATCTGGTTCAGCCCGATAAAAAGTATTGACATATAAGTTATTTATGATATAACTATATATGTATAGTTTAACTGCTACACCTCAGTATATGACTACTGTAGCAGTTTCACATCTTTCCTAGCAAACAATATGACTTTACGGATTACCTAATACGTATGGCCCATGTAACACATTTTGTAACTGATCATTACATTTTGTGATCTATATGCACCCATAGACGATTAGCCTCTATACTAAGTAATAAAGTTTTGCATCTGTATTCTAATGCTAAAGGAGTTTTATCATGGCATTCGGAAGCGCATCAGGCTACACAAACTTACCAAACGGTAATTTCTCGCCTGTAATTTATTCCAAACAGGTGCAACTTGCATTCCGCAAAGCATCTGTCACTGACGCTATCACTAATAATGACTATTTCGGTGAAATCGCTAACATGGGCGACACTGTTAAAATCATTAAAGAACCTGAGATTTCAGTATCTGCATATCTACGTGGTACAACAATCGCACCACAAGATTTGACAGATAACGATTTCTCTCTAGTCGTAGACCAAGCAAACTATTTTGCCTTCAAGGTTGACGACATTGAAGAAGCACACTCACATGTCAATTTCCAAAGCTTGGCATCTGATCGTGCGGCTTATCGTCTAGCTGACCAGTATGACCAAGAAGTTCTTGGCTACCTATCTGGTTATGCACAGTCTGCTCTACATACTAATGCTGATGGTGTTAACACTACAGTAAACGGTACTAAAGCAAACACTGCAGCGGGTTCAGACGAACTTCTAGCAGCTAACAAGTTGGATATGTCAGACTTTGGCAACATCACAACTACACCTTCTGCAAGTACAACTGGTGACTCTATTCCAGTTGCTGCTCGTCTACCAGGTGCTACAGCATTGCCAACAGCATATGCTTCACCTGCAATGATCTTGTCCCGTATGGCACGTATCATGGATGGTCAGAATGTTCCTACAACAGGTCGTTGGATTGTTATCTCACCTGAGATGATGGAAATCCTACGTGACGAAGATTCACGTCTTCTAAACGCAGACTACGGTGGGTCTGGCCTACAAAACGGTTTGGTTCTTAACAACTTCCACGGTTTCCGTGTACACGTTTCTAACAACCTACCATCAGTCGGTACTGGTCCTGCAACTACAGGTACAACTGCACAGGATGACAACTACGGTGTAATCGTAGCAGGTCATGACTCAGCGGTTGCAACTGCCGAGCAGATCAACAAAACTGAAACATACCGTGACCCTGATTCATTCGCTGACATCGTTCGTGGTATGCACCTATACGGTCGCAAAATCTTGCGTCCAGAAGCTCTTGTAACAGCACGTTACAACCTAGCTTAATATTAACTAACTAAGGGGGCTGCTTTGGTGGCCCTCTTAATCTTATGTGTATTTATTCTCTTTGAAACAAATTTTACAGTGCACCCAAAAACAACTAGCTACAAAGTTTATACTTTTATCTAATATTAACTCTGTTAATGATAATTTAAATGATAATGCATTTGAAAAAATATTAGATAAAAGTATAAAACAAAAAGGCATGTTAAATCCTTTACTTGTATGTACAGACAAAGATTTCAAAGCTACAGACATTCGTAACTTTGAAAGACGTTCTGTACCTGAAAATATAGTAGAAGAATATAGATGCCTTATTGGTAATAATAGATATAAGTATGCTGTAAAAAATGGATATACTCATATTGAATGTCATGTAGTATCTACATTTGATGAAGTAAAAAAAGCACATCAAATAACAAAGATAGAACCACGAAAGATGTAATATGGCAACAACGTACATTACACTAGTCAATGACGTACTAAGACGTTTAAATGAAGTCACACTTGATATTGCAGGTGATGGCTTTGATACTGTACGTAACGTTCAAGCTCTTGCCAAGGATGCAGTAAACAATAGTATTCGTCTTATACTACAAGACGGTCAGGAATGGCCTTTTTTAAAAACAACATATACTCAAACACTGACAGCAGGAACGGGTACATATTCTTTTCCTTCTAACATGGGTTCAGTAGATTGGGATACGTTCTTTCTAAAAAAGACTAGTGGACTAAGTGTTAGCCCTAAACATTTAAAAGTAATTAACTATAACGACTATGTACAGAACTACAGAGTTGGTGATGAAGAAGGAGATCAGGTAAACGGTATTGGTGCTCCTGTTGTTGTATTTCAGACACAAGAAAATAAATTTGGAATTACCCCTTTACCTAACGCTGCATATGAAGTAGAATATGTGTACTTCACATACCCCAGTGATCTAAACCTTTATAATGATACGACAATAATTCCTGATAGATTTAAACATGTAATCATTGATGGTGCAGTTATGTACATTATGAGATTTCGTAGTAATGAACAGAGTGCAGCTATTCACCAACAAAACTTTCAAAACGGTATTAAGTCAATGCGTAGGTTACTGTTAGATGATAATCTATATGTACGATCTACCGTAATTGAACGTGCAAGTGTTTCTAGTTTTAACAGTGCGGTATAATGGCAGACAATCTAGCATCCTTCAAAGTATTCTGCCAAGGCGGTCTAAACACTAGTCGTGATGTGCTGTCACAAGGTGAGACTCAACCAGGGTCAGCAGTTGCTCTTATTAACTATGAACCTTCTGTTACTGGTGGTTAGCGTAAGATCAATGGATTTAGTAATGACTATGGTACCGTTACAGGCACAGGTAATGTCTTAGGTGTTTGTGTAGCTAATGGTATCAACGATGGTATTTTAGCTTGCCGTACACCTTCTAGTGGTAATAATTATTTA